ATTTCAGGGATGGCAGCCCGCAGCCGCGCATCAATCTGCTCGGCCACGCCCATCTGCGCCCCACGTGCGTCGATGTTCACCGTCACGCCGGTGCCAGCACCGCTATCTCGCCCATATCCCGCCGCCTCACGACGATTGAGCACCCGTTCTCCGCGCTGCAAGATCGCAGGAACCTCATCGGGTCGAAGTCCTGCCCAGCCGCCTGTATGCAGCCGGGGGGCATCTGCAAATGCGGTGACTGGAACCGCGCGCATCGGCGCGCCCGCACCCACCATGCCGCCCCTGTGCCAGATGCTCGCAGTTACTATCGGGTTTGACGCAGCCGCTGCTCCACCCCCAAAGATCCCACCGCCAAAGACGCCGGAAAGCGCTGAGGCTAAGGGGCCCAAAACCGCATTCTTAAACGCAAGCGTCGCGAGGTCCGCCAAGATCGAGGAGACCAGCGATTTGAAGCCAAACTTGCCGGTGGTGACAAATTGGTGGAAGGCGCTTTCCGCCGAGGAGAAGGCCGACGTCAGCGTCTCGCCCAGACCCTTGCCCCAATCCATGGCCCCCTTGGCGTAGTCTCCCAGGGATTTCGTGACCTGGGCCCAGCCGGTTGCAGCCTCTTCTGCGGCCTTCTTGGCAGCCCCACCTGCTCCACCTGCCGCTTGGCCTGCCGCGTCAAAGCCATCGGATACAGCGCCCGCCGCCTCAGCAGCGCCGGCCAAAGCGTCAGCGCCTTCTCTCCCTGCGCCGGTGATTGCTGCCTTGAGGGCTTCCCAAGCTGTCATCGGACGGGAGGCAGCCTCTGACAGCATACCAGCCGCCTCACCGTAACCTGCAGCGCGGTCACGTGCAGCCTCCGCCATGCCTCCAAAGAGATCCGGCGCCTCAATGTCGGTCGTGCCCATGGCCGCACGGAAGGCGTCAGCCGCCGCTGTGCCTGCCGCCGAGGCTGCACCCTCGAAGGGATTGGCAATTCCTCCGAGATCGACCGCCTCCAAGGTGCCGATCTTCAGACCACCTTCACCGGTCGCCCAATCAGGCAGGAGGGCCAGCGCCGCGTTCAGCCCTTCGATGAAGCGGTTGATGCGCGTGACCACCGCATTCAGCATCGACTCGACGCCACCGATCAGCCCATTTGCCGCTTGGTAGGCAAAATCCCCGATCGCCTGGGGCAGCGCGCCCCAGATCGCCTTCACCCCGTCAAAAGCGCCTTGGAAAGTCCCGACCGCAGAATTGCCCCAGCCCACGACAGCCGACAGCGCCGATTGCAGCCCACCGTAAATCCCTGCCTGTGCGCCGGCCCAGCCCGCTTCAACCCGCGACCATGCGGCCGTTGCCGCGAGCGCAAGGCGGTCCCAGGCCTCTGCCGCGACATCACGCAAGAGGCCGAAGGCCGTGCCAACCCCACCGACTTTGCCCACAAGTTGCGTGAACTGATAAACAAGTTCGCCCGCGCCCACGATCAGCGCGCCAATCCCGGTACGGATCAAAGCGCCGCGCAACACCAACAGCCCGATTGCCAGACCCTTTACCGACAACGCGGCCGCCGCCAGCCCCGCGACCCAGCGTCCCGCCATGACCGTCGCAAAGGTTGCGGCAAAGGTTGTCAGCCGCCCCAAATTGTCGAAGATTGCCGTGACCGCCTGGCCCAACACACCCGAGCCGCGGGCCGCATCACCAAGCGTGTTGGCAATGGTTTCCAACGCAGGCGCAACCGCCGCTGTGAGGCGATTGGTGAGTCCCAGCCAGATCAGGCTGAGCTTGGCAATCGCATCGCCGGTCCGTTCGATCTGCACCGCATCTGTAGCGCTGACGGCCACCCCGAAGTCGCGCACGTCCTTGGCCGCCTCTCGCAACGTGGCGGGATCAATCCTTAAGAATGCGAGAGCTGCCTTGTCGCCAAAGAGGTCCGAGGCCACAGCCGCGCGTTCCGCCTCAGGGACAAGTCGGGCCAAGGCGTCTTGAATCGTGGCGATACGTTCATCCAATGGCAAAGCCTGAAGATCCCGCGCCGAGAGATTCAGACGCTCCAACGCCCCAGCGGCAGATCCTGAACCCAACGCGGCTTCAGACAGCCGGGTCGTCAGCTTCTTCGTCGCCTGTTCGATCTCGCCCAGTGAGACCCCAGCCAATTCACCCGCCAGGGTCAGGACCTGCAGGCTTTCCACCGATGTCTTGAGCGAAGCCGCCATGTCGGCCTGCGCCCCAATGGTGTCGAGACCCGAGCGGATCATCGCAACACCTGCCGCCGCAGCGGCTGCTGTCATCGCAGCAAGCGCGATCCCGGCCTTGGACGCAAAACCCGCAAGCTGGGTGTTCGCCCGCTCCATTTCTGAAGACAGCCGACCAAACCCCTTGGTGCCAGCCTCGCCGATACCTTCAAGCTCAGCACGGACCTGACGGCCGCCCACCGCAGCGAGCCGGACGGAGATGCGTTTTTCGGCCATAGGGAGGACAGGTCCTGTTGATGAAGGTCAGTCGTGGTTTGCGGCGATCTGCGCATTCACGCAGCGCGCCATCACCGCCTCGATGGCGGGCAAGAGTTCTGCGATGGCAGGCGCCGGAACACCGAGGGCGGCACCAAGGACAAAGGCCACGCCCATATCCCAGCCGATCACCGCGCCGGGAACGATGCGAAGTTGGCCTCCCATGCGGCTGACCAGGTCCCAGACCAGCCAACCTTCAACCGTGAGCGGCTGGTTCAGTCGTGCAGGGCAGTCAGGGCAGACGGATCTACAGGCTGCGCAGTAGCTGTCGCCCCCACCGAACTCCCACTCAGCACGGGCGATGAGGCGTTTTTTTCCGCGTCCAGCAGCAGGCCCTTCGCGACATAGACCGTCTGGAACGCCTCGAAGATCGGCCAGATGTCGAGCAGCGCGTCGATCGCCTCGGGGCTGACCACCAAGGGCGCGCCCTCGGCGTCTCCGACACCCTCCCAGTCAAGGATCGCCGTGCGCGCCAGCGCCTTGGCCATCGCCAGTGCAGCCTCCTCCGTTTTCGCCTCTTTCGGCAGGTTGGCAATCGCCGGGTCGCTGCGTGCAGCCACCATTAGCCCCGTGGTGAGCGGGCGGAGCTTTAAGCGCGCGCCGGGAACGAGTTCGCACCAATAGGGTGCATTGGTCAAATCAAGGGTCAGCATGCTTGGGTCTCTCAGTAGGAGGTGACAGTGTTGACGAGTACAGCGGTGCACAGGCGCGCAGGACTTGCTGCCTTGGCCGCCTGCCACTCGAAGGTCGCCTGAATGCCCTGCGGGCCCGGAATTTCGATCCGGGGGCGCGGTAGGTAGACGGCATGGGCCGTGAAGGTAAAGCTGGCACTTGCCCCAAGGCTATAGGCGAAGACCAACTCGCAAGGCGTGCCATCTATGGCTTGGGTGATGAGAGCCGTGTCGGCAAAGCGCACCTCCATCCGCCCAGTCAGTGCCGCCATTCCGGGATCGGCGCCCTCGATCTTGCCATCACTCCGGATCGTCTCGATCCGATCAAGACCGTTGGAATAGGTGACCTCCGCCGAGATGACATTGCCGAGCGGCGTGCCGTTGCGGGTGATCGATCCGTTGAAGTGGCCAAAGCGCTGCAAACCAAGCGCGGTGGTCGTGCCGGCGGCTGTGGCAGCGGCGACGCTCTCCCCTTGCGCCACCAGCCGCGCGGTTGCGGTCAGAAGACCTGACCGTGACATCTGCCAGCTCAGCTGATCGCAAACGCAGCCCGTGTACATCGCATAGCGCGGCACCTCTGGCATGCCCGTCTCGATCGCCATGCTTGGAAGCGACCAGTTGCCCGACTGGAACGTGTGGGTCTTCGGTGTCGTACCAGTGGTCGTAGGACCTCCGAAGGCTGCCTTTAGCCAAAGGCCAAAGTTCTCAACATCGATCGGTACGACGACGTCGCCATCCGCCGTGACCGCATCCTTGATCGGGGCCAGCGGGTCGCGCCCCTGGCCCAAGAGCTCTGAGGCAATCAAGGGTTGCTCGGATCCGAGCGTGGTGCTGGCAAAGGGCACCGTGCGGAACCCGGTGGCGGGTGCAGTGCCATAGACAGTCTCGAACGCCAGCGCCATTTGCGCCCGCGCCCCATGGGCTCGTGCCATTGTATTCTCCTATCGTGGTTGAACGTCATGCCAGCGGGTTGGCTGTTGAATAGTGCAGCGTGATCAGAATGATCCCCGCCTTCAAAGACGCAGCCCCTTCAATGGCGAGATCGACAGGCTCAGGAGCATCGGGTTCCGCCCAGTCGCAAAGTCCGCGCAAAGTGCGGTCGGCAGCCAGCACGGCGCCGATCTGCGCTGCCAGCGCATCGAACAGCCCATCGCGCGCCGATGTACTTTGCACGATCATCTCAAGTTCTGCCCGGTGCTGGTAGTGATACATGAGCGGCGACAGCGTCACACTCGGCTCGCCTGGGTTGCCATCGCGCAAGATCATCAGCCCTGCGGGTGGGATGCGTTCGGGCAAAACCTCGCCGCGCAGAACCGGCACATGCGGGATCGTGCGCAGGAGATCCGCCAAGGCGGTGAGGATGGTTTCGCGTTGGGTGGGCATCGGGTTGTTCTCTGACAAGAAATCGATCACAGAGGCGCTCGGCTGGGCCTGTAGCTCAATGGTTAGAGCAGGGCGCTCATAACGCCTTGGCTGGGGGTTCAAGTCCCTCCGGGCCTACCAATCTACCTCTCGTAAATTGACCAAGGCATCAGATGGAGCGGGTTACGACCCAAGCTTTCCAGACACCCAGTTCGCCACAATCGCGCTAGGAATACGCCCCACCGCCGCCTGTGCTGCCTTTGCCAAGTCCAGCCGCTTGGTGAGCTTTACCTGCCGGACCAAAAGAAAGATCGGCACGCTAGCAAGGCCCCGCCCGGATTTTGCGCGTGATGCCACGCCAAGCCCGCGACTGTTTAACCGTCCCTCGGCCACAAGGAGGCTGGGACCCCGCGCCCGGTAGATGAACCGCAGCGGAGCACCGCGTCGGCGCTCCCACTCCACGGGCGTGATCCGACCGCCACGGGCGGATTTGCCGGCCGCAGCGGTCGGGATGGCGAGCCAGAGACCACTTTTCGATCGAATGAGCGGGCCGGTGTCATGCGCGCCGACAATCACAGGCGCGTTTGACCAGACAAGGGCGGCCGCATTCAGACTGGGTCGGCCCTTTGGATAGTCTTCGGAGCGGATGGTCCGAGCCAGCCGTGCGCCGAGGCCAGCACCCGTGATCTGCCCGCGCCAATCGGTTTTGAGGCTGAGGGCCGCACCGCGCACCGCGCCTGAGACGGCTTTTTCCCCAGCGAGAATTTCGGCCCGCATATCGGCCGCGATACTGCCGGAGATCTCAAGGCGAAGTTTCACGCGGGTGCCGCCACAATGGTCCAGATCAGGCGGTCCCGATCTCGGATTGGTTCGCCTTGGATCAGGAAGGTCTCATCCCCGATGAGGACTTGCTCGTCTGGGCGGGGCGCGGGGAGTTCCGAGACGCGCACATCAAAGCGCATAGTCTCTGACACCAGGCGCGCGGCCCCGAATGTGGTCACATCATCATTACGACGCATGATGATTCGAATAAGCGTGAACTGCCCTTCGCTGTCGCGATGCCAGGCCTCATGGGCAAGGTTCGGATCAGCGAAGAGCAGATCGATGGCCACGGCAAAGGCCGTCATGGCTCAGCGTCCTCAGTTCGAGCTGAAGATCCGGATCGCAAGCCGTGGTCTCTTGTTCACCGGCAGGATCGAGGCCTCGGTCATGAGATCAATCCAGCGGCCCTTGGCGTCCATCATCTGCCGCGCATAAAGCGGCAGGCCGACGGTGTTGGCGGTCTCGAGAAGGTTTGCCGGCCCACCATAAGTGGTGAAGGTGTCGAAGGTCCCAAGCGGGAAGGCGATGCCCTCGCCCGCGGGGATCAGGCGTTCCGAGGTGCCGTTCGAAAGCGTGACCGAGCCGTTGTATTCCTCGAACAGGATACCTGCGAATGGAAAGGCGCGCCGCATGTCCTCGCGCAGGGGCTGGCCGCCGGTGGCGGAGAAGAACTTGTAGGCTTCCTCGGTCTTGGGGTGGCTGATCAGCTTGTCGAAGAATTCGGAACTGACGAGTGCATGCGCCGTGGTCATGGTCTCGCCGAGAAGGCTGTCCTCGATCCCGCGCAAGGTCGTGCGAACCTTGCCCTGCACATTCGTACCCGCCGTGCCGAAGACGAAGTCGACCGAGATCTGCTCGATGCCGAATTCGGTGAAGTAGTTGTAGAGGGTGGTGCCCGCACCGTCCTTCACAATGCCGCGGAGCGCATTCATCTCCATATATTCGCGGGTCTGGGCATGCTTGCGGCGCATCAGCGTCAGCTTGCGGCTCATCACCTCCACGAGTGGATCGGCCGCGTCTGAGAGGCCCAGCGCGGGCATGCCCTGGATATCGGCCGGCAGGATCACATCGTCATGTGGGATCCAAGGGAGGGCAAAGCTGCGCATCGACCGTGCCTCGCGATTGCCGACCGTGGCGGGCGCGCCGAGCGGCACCGAGGGCAGGAGGCTCAAGACACCCTGACGCTGTTCGATCACGATCGAACGCTGGGTGACGCCTTCAAAGCGGAAGAGGCCGATCTGGCCGAGGCGGGTGTAGAGGTTTGGCAGGATGTTGATGGCCTGCGTCATCTCAGCGAGCGAATAGCCGCCCGCGTCAAACGGGTTGCGCGTGATGGTCATGAGGAACTCCGGGGAATGAGGGGTGACACGCGAAAGCGCGACGGGAAGAACGGGCGATGCGCCGGATCAGGCAGCGTCGCGCGGGATGATGCCGAGCGCTGTCAGCTGGGCGTGCTTGGCGGCCTTCTTGGCTGCGTCATCAACACTGGCGTCGAACACGAGCGCGGCTTTTGAGACGATGGCGGGGCCGCGCAGGACGACGATGCCGGTCGTATCAGCCGCTGTCGCGTCCACGTCGTAAAGCAGGACAGCGGCCGCGTTCTGCGCGCCGTCGGTACCAGTGGCGGTGCTGAGCTTCATCTTGCCGCTGGCGGTGATGCGACCAAGAACAGCGCCAACGGCGTAGCTGGTGCCGGCCAGCAGCGTGACGGTCTCGCGGGTGAAGTTGTGGTTCAGCTCGTATTTTAGGACGTCGCCCATCGTGGGCGGTTGGGTCAGCACGGACATGGGCAATCTCCGAAGATGTGAGGGTCAAAAAGAAATCCCCCGCCGAGGAGGAGCGGCGGGGGATCAGGTGGGCGGTGCAGAAATCAGGAAAAGCGGCTCAGCCCCTGGTGCCCGCCGAAGCAGCCTTTTTCGCGGCCGCCACAATCGGGCTTTCCGCGGATTTGGGCAGGATAGGCGAAGGTGGGGCCGCAACGATGTCGCGCGCGTCAACTGCTGCAGCGGCGCGTTGAAGGACCAGTTTGCGGAGGGCTTCTGGCGCTGTGCCATCGCGGAGCGCCTTCGCGGCATCGATCGCGATGCCGAGCCGGCCCGCTTGCGCCACGATCTCGGCGATCTCCGCTGCCGCCTCGCGCAACTCGACCGAGAGGTCTGCCAGATTGCTGGGAGCAGGAGCCACCGATACAGGCCGCCGAGATGCTTCGGGGGCCTCGGCTGGCGTGGCCGGCGGCGAAGCGGCGGCATCGTTTTTGCTTTCGACAGAGTTCGTCACACCAGCGTCGGTGTCCTCTGTGCTGTCGTCGGGCTTGTTCGCTTGTGCCATGAGTGCCTCCTGTTTGGGCTGAGGAAGGGATGCGCGTCGCGCGCGGAAGGATGAAAGTGGTGGGGGGCTGGACAGCATCTGGCGAAAGCCGGCAAAGCCGCGCGCCAGATCTGTGACTTCATCGGCAAGGCCTGCGGCGACGGCATCCGTCCCTCGATAGGTCGCGGCCTCGGTCACCAGCGCCGCTTCCTGGCTCAGCCGACCGGCCCGACCAGCGGCGACAGTCTCGGCGAAGAGGAACCGCAGCACATCAATCTCGCGCTGGATGTCTTCGCGGACTGCTTCGGGGAGCGGCTCATAGGGATTGCCTTCCACTTTATGCTGACCCGAGTGGATCAGCGTGACGCGCACCCCATCCTGATCCAGTTGGCCGCTGAGGTCGGCATGCATGACCACCACGCCGATGCTGCCCACGGCACCGGTGCGCGGCAGGAGGATGCAGTCGGCCTGGGAAGCCAGAGCATAGCCTGCCGAGAAAGCGTGCTCGGCCACGAAAGCCCAGACGGGCTTTGTGCCCCGGGTTGCCCGAATGCGATCGGCGAGGTCAAAGACACCCGCCACTTCACCGCCAAAGCTGTCGATTTCCAATGCAAGACCGCGGACGCTCGGATCACTTGCCGCTGCCTCGATCTGCGCCGCGATCCCCTCATAGCTGGTCTGGCCCGAGGATTGGCCAATCCAGGATCCGCGATGGATCAGCACACCCGAAATCTCGATCACGGCGATCCCATCGACGATCGGGTAGGGGGCGTCGCCATGGTGCTGCAGGCGTTGAGTGAGGTTTCCACCTAAGATGCTGGCGCGTGCAGGAAGAACAGTTTTGCCCTCTGGTGTGTCGACGCCATCAGCCAGTTCGACCTGCCGTCCCAGGATGCGCGGCCCAAGCCCCGACAGGAACGCCATGGCCTTGGACGGTTCGACCAGCAGCGGCGTATTGAAGGCTCGCGCGGCAATTCGTGCGTGGAGCATCAGGGTTTGTCCTCATCAGCGCGCGGGAGATCTTCCGCGTCATCGGCTTCATCCTCGGTCTCTGGTTGGTCTCCCTCGGCCAGTACGGCCTGGACGCCTTGCGCGGGCGAGCCAGGCCGGCGGAAGTCGAGGCCCAGCGCCCGCTCGCGGTCCCGCTCTGCCGCAATCTCGCGATCGACCTGTTCCGCGTCATAGCCCCGCTCGGCGATGGCCTGAGTGCGGGATTTCAGCCCCGCCTCGATCTGCGCGATTTCGGCATTCGCATCTTTGAGCGGATCGACCCAGTCCCATTTCGTGGGCAGCCAGTCTGCGGCGAGCATGCGCGGGCGCTCCGCTTCATAGCTTGGCAGGAGCAGCGCGCCAGACAGCACGGCCAAATCCAACCAGCGCGCATAGACTGGGCGGCAGAGTTGATAGACCATCACCGAATGCTGCCAGGCCGAGACCCGGCGGCGGAATTCGATCAGCGCAAGGCGCGAGTTTGAGAAGTTCCCCTTCACCATGTCGTTGGCGAGATAGGGGTAGGGGATGCCCAGCGCTGCCGAGATCTGCAGCAGCGTCCTGTACTGGAAGGGCTCATAGGTTGCCCCGCTATCGGCAGGTTGGCCCACAGTTACATCCTCGCCCGGATCCAGCCGCACGATCTGGCCGGGGCTGATCTCCACGCTTGCGGGCATCTCCTCGTCGTCCAATGGTGCCAGCGGGTTTTCCGGGGCAGGGGAGGTAACGAACATCGCATACATCGCCGCGACCTTTTTTCGGTCGAGTTCGGCATCGTCATATTGATCGAGCAGGAAGAGCTTCACGATCGCCGGGGCGAGTTTCGACACACCGCGCAGTTGTCCGCCCTCGACTGGGTCAATGACGTGGATTACCTCCGAGGCGGGTACCCGGACCATTTCTCCAGACAGTCCAGGATCGGTGCTGTCGCCCGGATGGCGACGGAAGAAGTGATAGGCGACGCGCCGTCCGATACGGTCGAACTCAATCCCCTGTCGGATGACATTTCCATTCCGCGCCACCCCGGTCTCATGCAGCGGTAACATTTCCGAGGGCAGCATCTGCAGTTGGAGCGGCACCGTCAGCCCATCCTCCACCCGCCGCGGCCTGATCCGGACAAAGACCTCACCTGCCAGGAACACCTCGCGCGCCGCGCGGCGCTGCAATCCGTAGAAATCTGTCAGCCCCTCGGCATCGGCCTCATCGGTCCAAGCGAGCCACAGCCGCTGCAACTCTTCCTTGCGTGCAGCATCGGCCAGTTTCGAGATCGGCTTTATTCCATCGCCCACGGTATTGGCGGCCCAGCTTTCGACGGCATTCACGGCATAGCCGTTGTTGCGCACGAGCCACCGGGCGCGTGCGGTGATGTCAGGCCCGGATGCCGCGATTAACGCGTTGACATGGGCCCGTGTCGCCTGGAAACCGCGCAGCCGTCGGTGGTGCTGTCCCGCATCGAAGCCCCCGATGAAGGCGCCAAGTCGCTGCCGCCAGTTCATCAGAGGTCTTTCACAGCAAAGGGGCGGAGCACGCGCCCAGCGCCGCGTTCGAGTTTGGCGATACGCCGTTCGACGTCGCCTATGGCTGCGGCGAGCTCGATATCGGTGCCGTAATTCACGGTCTTGCCGTCATAACTGACAGAGCGCGTGCCACTGTAGCGCGCGGACAGCAGCGTGCTGTGGCGAAGCTTCAACTCGTCGAGGGTCATTGGTCATTCCATGTATTTTGGCGTGCTGATCTTCCAGCCGCGCCGCCGGGGCGATGCGATCCGCCCCGCATGCGGTTCTGTGGATTTCTCGGGCTCGGCAGTTTGCGAGATGACAGTCGTCTCCACGCCCGCCTGTTTCTCCAGCTGACGCCACATCCGCTCGTCGAAGCGATCGGCCCCGAGGATCCACGCGGCGGCCCGCGCATAGACCCGTGTGTCCAGTGCTTCGTTCCTCTCGCGCATCTTCTGCCATTCCTGGCGCGCATAGCCGCGCCGGTCGCGGATGGTGACCAGCTGTTCGGCCA